AAAAGCTACACCCCGAAGCAAACCTCCCCACCAAAGCTAACCCAGCGGATGCTGGGCTGGACTTGTACTGTTTCCCCAAGAACGGCTCCCCGTATGCGGAGATTGCTCCGGGTAAGTCTGCTCTGGTCGGGACTGGTGTTTCAGTGTCTATCCCAGACGGGTACTTCGGCTACATCCGTAGCCGCTCTGGGCTGGCATCTAAGAACCACCTGGAGGTGGGTGCTGGGGTGGTAGACGGCGGGTATACGGGTGAGGTCTGCGTGCTTCTCAGGAACCACGGTGATCGTATCCAGTACCTAGTGGCCGGTGATCGCATCGCCCAGCTACTCATCCTCCCGGTTCCAAAGGTTAATGTGGTGGAGGTTAAGGAGTTCACCACGGTAGTTGGTGAGCGTGGTGATGGTGGGTTTGGGAGTAGTGGACGATGATTGAAGAAACTCTACAGCTGTTTCTTATCGTGGCACTTGTCTGTAACACCGGAGCTTCTTTGGTGTACCTGTACCACTCCGCTTACAGGAAGGGTTACGATAAAGGTCTTACGGACGGACTTCGCTAATGAACATCGATCCCCGATTTGAACAACAGTTCCAAGAGATGACCGACGCAGATCGCCAAGTCATCCTTCAGTGTGGTCGTTTGTACGCTTACAAGATTCTCACCCCCATCGGGATGGTGAAGCGAGACTACCTTAGTCCTGACGAGTACCTCAACCTAGCAGCTATCCACGACCAGTGGGGTCTTAACATCCCGAACGTGGTTCTCCAAGCGGCTACCACCTATGCCCTTGCTGAGTTGATCTCGGTGGGTTTGGCTGGGGCGGAGTCTCTTGAGAACATTGAGCGGTTCTTTGTTGACTTGATTAAAGCGGATGGAGGTTGATATGGCAACTAAGGATTGGAAGCAGGAGTATGACAAGGTGCTTGGTCAGATGAAGGAGTTGACCAAAGATCGTGATTGGTACAAAGAGAGGTACTTTAATCAACTGAACGCAGATCAGTTGTTGAAGGACTCATTTAAGGATTTGATCCTTAAGGTGCTTGACCGATGAGTGTTACTGCTAAGGGTCCGCCGTATGTGATTGGCGGTCAAGACTGGAGGCTTATGGAAGAGTGGCGAAGCAACGCTAAAGCTGCTACTCTTGATAGCGGCGTTGCCGAACCCGTCGTCCACAAACCCATAATCCCCGAGCTGTGTCCCAGTATGGAACAGCTTGGTGAGATTGTAGGCGGTGAGAAGTTGGAGTGGAAGAAGATAGACGTGGAACAAGCGGCTAGAGATTGGTGGTTTGACAGTGAGTTCCTTGACGGAACGACAGTGCGAGAAGTGCTTGAGCAGGAGAGCGAGAAGGCTCGTAGCGAGCAGGTAGGAGGCACCCACTACTCCGATCTATCCATCCAACCTTGGGATGCCATGCGAGCGTGGTTTACTCCGGCTGAGTATGCGTCGTACCACATCGGTACGGTGATCGGGTATCTCTCCCGCCATCGACGGAAGGGTGGCTTAAGCGACATCAAGAAAGCGCATCACCATCTAAGTGAGTTGATCCGGTACTTTGAAGAGGAAGAGGAGTATGAGTGATCGCTTGTGTCTCAAGCCGGACAACGGTTCTAACAACATCTGGCTAATCGTCCACCCGGTGACGGGTGCTGTGGATGCCACTTTCATGAAGGTTCGGGACAAGTGTGAGATGAAGCTGCACTCTCATGTAGGTACTACCTACTGGACATCTTCAGCTTTTGATTGCATCACAGATAAGTGGGTTGAGTTCAAGGAGGTTCATAAGTGAAGCGTAACAACAAGGACGTAACCGAGGACAACGATAAGTTCGCCCTAGCTGTCGAGAAGTTCAATCGAGCTAAGCGTCGGAGTACCCAAGACAAGACCAAGGGTAACAAGCGAGCCGAGGCTAAGATCACCGAGCTTACCGACGAGGTTGGACGGTTGAGCCAGCGGTTGAAGATGGCTACAACGCTTTTGCGTTGGTTGGTGAAGCACATGCCGGAGAGTATTCGTACGGAGTACGAGTTGTATCGGTCGGCGATTAATAGCGGGGATGTTGATGACGTTCACCCCTAAGAAACACCGTCGTCTTGTTCCTGAGCCTTCTCCGAAGAAGCCCAAGTATCGCCCCAACAGACGGAAGTCTGGGAAGATGTCTGCCTACGAGGAGAAGGTGGAGGCCAGCCTTGCACAGCGTGGTGTGGATTACAGGTACGAAGAAGAGATTCTTGATTACATCAAGCCCCCCGTACCTCCGAAGAAGGCCACGTATAACCCGGATTTCGACTTCGTGACAGAGAAAGGGAACAGGGTTTATATAGAAGCTAAAGGCCGATTTACTCCAGCAGATCGCCGTAAGATGGTTCTCGTCAAAGAGCAGCACCCAGACAAGGACATCAGGTTTATCTTCATGAGGGATAACCCAATCCAAACAGGTTCCAAGACAAAGTATTCCCATTGGGCCGAGAAGAATGGATTTAAGTGGGCCGTCTCCGCCACAGGTCATGTACCAGATAGTTGGATTCGAGGGGATGCATGAAGTACGCTGACGAAGCAATCACCGTAACGCCTATCGCTATGACCACGCCGATTGTGGACTTCATCTCAAACGGAGATGATCTCACTGCGTACATGGCTCGCGTCAGTAACCCGTCAAACCAAACCAACTTCAAGACAGCAGACAAGCTGCTCAAGCACTGTGCGGAGGAAGGTCACTGGTCTGTGTTCGATATGGTTGATGTGGTCTTTGAGGTAGAGGCCCCTCGCGACATCTCTCGACAAATCCTTCGCCACTACTCGATGCGGTTCCAAGAGTTCTCGCAGCGTTACGCTGACGTAACCGAGGATATGTTCGTACTTCGCGAACTGCGAATGCAAGATACAAAGAACCGTCAGAATTCTTTGACGTGCGAGAACGACGAACTGAAAGAGGAGTGGGAACTTGATCTTCGCAACTTGATTTCCCGTGTAACTGCGTTCCAAAAGAAGTACCGGGATGCAGGGGCGGCTAAGGAGTGTGTGCGGGTGATGTTCCCCGAGGGACTCACGATGTCACGGATGTACGCGAAGATTCCTCTGCGTACTTTGACCCACTATATCAAGACACGAGGGCACGAGTCTACCCAGAAGGAACACCGCTTGGTAGTAGAGAAGATGCTTCCGTACATTCCACAGTTGTTCCCGCTGTCCTATAAGTTTCTACTCCCCGAGGAAACAACCCTATGATCTACTTCTGGACTATCGTCCTTGGCTTCTATCTCCTTGGTGTGTTGGTGTCTATGACAGCCCTTGAGAATCGCCCTCGTCCTTCTTGGAAGGACTTCCTTCGGTCCCTTGGCCTTAGCCTCGTGTGGCCTTTCGTCCTTATCCTTGGCTTGATCCAAGCCTACCGAGCGGAGAAGTAATCCACATGCTAGCCCTCTATCTGTACGTTGTTGCCTGTGTTCACTTCTACTGGCTTGAGTCCGATGAGCCCAATGCCAATGACCCGATGCACCTAGCCGAGATCATTTTCTGGCCGGTGCTTTATCCGCTTTACTTGGTAACTCTTTGGTACAAGAACCGGAAGGGGTAGTCTTGGTGGTCAAGTTCTATATGTGGTGGTGGGCTTTCCGGCGAAAGCACCTGTGTAGTCGAGGGTATCACGGCTTCCCGTTGTCCTCGCTCGATGGCTCCATAGTTCATCATTCGTATCACACGAAAAGGAACCAGCAAGTGTTTGAGCGACGATGTTCTGTGTGTGGTGGTCGCGAGGAGATTATCCGGCATGGTTAAGATGCTTTTCCTAGATATTGAGACACTCCCCCATCACGCTGCGGTGTGGGGTTTGTGGGGCCAGAACGTAGGTATCAAGCAGATTATCAAGCCCGGTCGTACTACGTGTGCTGCTTGGAAGTGGTTGGGGGCTAAGAAGATTGGGTTTGCTGCCGAGTGGCATCCGATCAAGGAGCAAGAGAGTTGGTTCTGCTACAAGGAGTTCCTTACTCGTCTTCACGAGGTTCTTGACGGAGCTGACGTAGTTGTCACCTACAACGGAAAGCGTTTCGACATCCCAACGCTGTACAAAGAGTTCGTCCTGTACGATCTCCCACCCCCGTCTCCGTTCCACCACATTGATTTGTACCAAACAGTGAAGCGCCAGTTCCGGTGGGCTAGCAACAAGCTCGACTTCGTTTGTCAACAGCTCGGCCTCGGTGCTAAGGTACATCACAAAGGTCAAGAACTATGGACGGATGTTGAGGCTGGTTGCCCCAAGGCACAGAAGGTCATGGAACGGTACAACCGTGGTGATGTCACCCTGCTTGAGAAGCTGTACAACCGTCTGAAGCCGTGGATAAAATCGCACCCCAACCTCGCTCTCCTAGAGGAGAAGTCCGGTATCGTCTGCCCCACCTGCGGTTCCGATGACATTGAGTTCCGTGGTTATCGCTATACGAAGACTCGTCGGTATCGTAGGTTCGTGTGTGGTTCGTGCCATAGCTGGGGATCGGTAACAGCTTCCGATAAGGAAGTGGTTGGTGAGACAGGCTCGTGTTCGTAGCTGCTCGCGGAGCAATCCTTGAAGACCGTGACTTCGTAGACTTCCTCGGTCATTGTTGGAGATACTCGGAGTTGGACACTCAGATAATGACGGAAGTCATTGCTAAGTGTGGGTACGGTCTGTGCTTCGTCCAACCGGAACCTGTCCCTGTTGACACACCCCTCCTGCTGGAGTACGATGGCTTCACGACTAACACCAACACGGAGGTTGAACCACCAATCACTATGGACGATTTCATTCAAACTTGTAACACTTACGGGACGTACCGCGCTTTGGACCAACTAGACTACATCATTGATATTGTGGACCGATGCAGTCCCCACCACGATGATCCTGAAGACCTTTACCAAGCTCTCCAAGAGATTCGTCGCCTAGCTGTAGAGGCTATCATGTGGGGTGAGATGACCACCGAAGATAACGACGAGGAACCTTCCGACGAGGATGGGTTGTTCGATTACGACCGAGACGGGGAAGACGATAATGACCGATGACCCTCGCATCCTAGTGATGCGTGCTCCCGGCAAAGAGTACGTCCTAGCAGCCTACGCCTCTAAGCCACCACATGCCGAGGCATCTGTTAAACTGTATCAGTCCTACTCCGAGATGGACCGTACCAAGGATTGTTTTCTGTTTCGACTAGACAAGTGCTGCGTTTCTGGTCTCTGGGGGTTTGCTGAACACAATACCCTTCTCGGACCAATCATCTTCGATTCGGGCAGGAGCGCACCTTGCCCTTTCGTTATGAGCGATGCTCTCGCTCTGGCTAAGCACACTGTCTATTGGCTTGAGAACGACTTCGATGAAACTATCTCTCGGTACGGAAGCGTGACGCTGGTCAATATTAACGGTAAGCTTTTTGATGTAAAGGTATCCGAACAACGAGGTCCAAACCTATGACCGATGAAACCGACATCCCCGAGGATGGTGACGAAGACGAGGAAGTAGAACTCATAGCCAAAGAGTCAGGTGGTATGCTCCGAGTCAACGGGAGTAATACCGTCTTGATGCTTAAGGGTCCATCTCCGTTTCCTACTCCGTTTGATCACATCAAGAATTGTTGTGGAATGGAAGTGCGGATGTCCTCCAACCCGGCTAAGCCGGATGAGTATTGGTACTTGGTTATGGTCCAAGATTCTTTTGAGTGGCGAGAGATCGAGGAGTGTCTCAACGTATTCTCGGAGAAGGAGTACGAGCCGGTGAAGAGGAGCTTGAGGACGGTGAATTGAGGGGGTGGTGTGTATAACGGTCTGGGTGACGCTGTTGTTACTGCGTTCTTTGTGTGCCTAGCTGCGGGTGTGGCTGTGGGTCTGTTGTTGGCTTGGCTGATTCCTCTCCTGTGGTCTTGGGTTAAGCCTTGGCTACACGCTCTTACGGGGTGAGTT